CTGCGTCGCCAATAAGTATTTGCCTATAGAAGAACACATCAGCCTCTGGCTCAGTAATGGTTTTAATAGTTCCATCATCATCAAGGTGAAATCCAGGTATTTGATTAAGATCTTTATCGCCAGACCATATAACAGTATCCGTACCCAAATCACGTGTTTGTAGGATTCCTAGTACATCGTCTGCTTCTAACCTATACCAACATTCTGAATTGTAGGCGCTCTCCATCCTTCTTCTAGCTTCTTTAAAGCCAACTGGTTTAAGTCTGTGATTAGTAGCTCTTCTATTAGCTTTGTAAGAAGGATCAACTTTATTGCGAAAATTATCAGGAGAAGTCCAACAAAGTACAACGTGTTCCGCATCTGCTTGTCTTTTCTTTACGTTTAACAGATCATCAAATAACAAATTCACCTCTCTTAAAGGTAAATGTGTAGTGATAACGTCAGGCATCCATTCGATTTCTACTTCACAGCTTTTTACTGCCTGAAAGAGCAGCATATCTGCATCAACAAGAAGCCTAATCATTGTTAAAAGCCCTGTTATATGACTCCTTACAGTATTCGACTACTTTCTTAGCTTTAGGTTTTAAGTATTCATACATCCATTTACAGTCTTTTACCAGAGAGTCCCATTCATAAAGATGTAACTGCCAACGTGCTATGGCATCTTCTTTATAGTCTTGTAAAGAGAGCTTAGGCTCAGGTCGCTCCATCGGTATCCATTTTATCTTTGGATACCTTACCTGCTTTTACTAAATAAGTTAGACCCTGTAGGACACCTTCTACATTGTCACCTAGTTTTCCTATACCTGTATTGCAGTTACTACATATCCATCCTCTATGTTCACCAGTTTCATGATCATGATCCCAGTTCAGAGTAGAAGTACTATCACCACAACACTCACAAGGAGTACCAGGTGCAGGTGCTGTCTGTCCTTTACGTAGCTTTATATAAAGACTCTGTTTGTAGTTAAAGCAGGGTTTACATTCAGGTCTAGTCCAAGTTCCATTAGCACCAAACTCAGTAATAGATTTTTCTTGACCACAAATCTTACAGACCTTAGTGGCATTCGGCCCAGTTGCTCCCAATTTTATACTCACTTTCAACGTCTATTCTCATCTTAAACTGATTTCCAGCTTTCTTGGAAGCAGCCGTGGCTATATCTGCAAGCTGTTGAGCATACTCTTCCTTAACTGAGAACTGAATCTCATCATGGATGTGTGCCAAGAACGCCCAATCTTTCCCATGTACCCAACCTTCTTTAGTTAGATCGTCATAGCAAATGTTATACCAAGCCTTACTTAAAATTGCTCCAGCACTCTGGAGTAGAAAGTTAAGTGCAGAATGAGGTGAACGGATCTTTATAGGTCTTCCATCTAGTGCCTTAAGGATTCCTTCATCTTCTGCTTTTGATGTTACTCTTTTAGTAAGCTCCGCTAACGCTGGCATATTTTTGTAATACGTTTGCTTCAACTTCTTTCCATTCATACCAGTGATTTTAGAAAGTTTCTCTGCACCTACGCCATAAATTAGGGCATAGAAAAATGTTTTTGCAGAATCACGGGTAGGCAAACCTGCGGCCATTTGATTAGCGGTGTGAATGTCGCCCTCTATGACCTCCTTCGCAAAGGAACCTCCATCAAAGGGCCACAAGTAATGCGCTAGACACCGTGCTTCTATACCAGAGAGGTCCACGCCAACCTGCTTGGGGCAGGGATCACCGTCCTTACTTAGCATCCCTTTGGGACTTTTAGAGGTGGACAAAACGTTAGGTCCAAACAATGAACGCATCTCTTTACCAAGCGTTGACCTAACAGCAACAGCTTGAGCTACGTTCGGGCTGACATGGGCACATCTCATCGTGGCACATCCAACCGTAATAACGCTGCCGTGAATACGATTGTCAGACTGGACCAATCTCAACCAAGCGTTAGTGCCAGTGCTTAGTTGTCCAAGTCTTTTCTGAAGAGTAAGCGAAGTCAAGAATAACTCCGCCCCTGGAACATCTTTAAGAACACTCTCATCGATCTTAGGTTTCCCTGTTTCGGTGAAAGTTTCTGCTTTCCACTTCAGATGGTTCTTTAAAACCCAAGCTATGTGATCCCTAGAGTTAGGGTTCAAGGGAACCAAACGACACATAGTGGCTTGAGCTACGTATCCTCTAGAAGAATCATTACGCTTAGGAGTGAAGAGTCCACCATCAACGAAAGGGAACCGTTGTCTCAAGCTTTCGTCAATGTCCTTCAGTTGTGTAGCAATCTCAGCTTCCAATTCCATTGCCCCTTTACAATCGAAGTGAAAACCAGACTGCTCTTGTTTAGAGATAAGCTCTGCAAACCTCATCTCTAGGTCAATAGCAGAAGGGACTGCTTTGGCCTTAGGTTGCAGCCTGTCCCAAAGTTTAGCTGTTACGTCAACATCTGATATACACCTTTGTGCCAGTTCTTGTGTCAGTTCTGAAAAATCCTCCATGTCTGCGTGTTCTTTCTGCATACCTAGACGATGAGCATAAGCCTCTAACTTATGTCTCCCATAAAGTTGGATAGGCATTGACTTCCACTTACGCTTATAGTCAATATCCAAAATGTCTGGATAGAACATCCTTGAAAGAATCAACGTATCTACGGCACGGCCCTTAGGGTTAAATGCAGGATATAGATGCTTAATACATACCAAATCATATTGAATAATATTGTGCCCAACTAATACATCAGCCTCTTCTAGTATCGGTATCCATTCTTTAGGGTCTTTATATAACTTAGTTTCTCCTCCATCATTAAGAGCACAACAATGGATCTTTGTTATGTCACTAATCCTCAAAGCGTTCGTTTCGATGTCGAACACTATCGTTGAAGTGGATACTGAGTTTGTTTTTATGGCAGAAGTTGATAAGCTTTTTGAGAGCTTCTTCTGTGAAAGGGTGAACGGTGGCATTATCCTTGAAGAAAGTTTGTAGAGGTCTTTTAGATTTCTCACTAGCCGCAAAAGCTGAAAACATCCTTGCGTTTATTTTCGTGATATGTACATCAAAAATCGGATTCAGCAAAGACATGATCACTCTCTACAAAACTGGGGGTAGCATCAAGCGTCACCATTCTGCCAGTTTTTTCATTATATTTCACACTTCCTGCTACTCCTGTCCAACCACTAAAACGATTCTTGAGCACTCTGACGACTGTTCCAGCTCCTGATGAATCCTGTTGATCCCTTTCGAGACCGATGCAAATGTCGCTAAGGCAACCAATACTTGAGCTACCCCTAAGACTAGAAAGTGACGTTTGCTGACCATCTTCATATCCCTTACCTCCTTGTGGTCTTCTTAAGTGACTCACTAATAGTAAACCAGCTCCAGTCTCCTCTACTAGAGATCTGAGTTTTGTCATTGTACGATCAATTGCTTTAACTTCATTGCTTTCATCTGAGCCTGACACCAGGATCGATAAGTGATCAAAGATAACCCAGTCGCAACCCAAAGAGACAATACAATACCTGATCCTATTAAGAAGTACATCACAGTCAAGGGAGCCAAAATGATCGTAGAGCCAAAGCCTCCCTGTACCCAAGGTCTTCTCAAATGCTTTTTCGATTTGTTCATCAGTAATGTCTCCTCTATCTATGTGAATTGGGCGGTTAAGATCGATGCCTATGAATCTTCTAGCTGTTCTCCTTAGGTTCTCTTCTAAGGAGATAACACCAACAGTTTGATTCTGCCTTACTAAAAGGTCATAAGCTATTTCATTTACAAAAGTTGATTTACCAATGCCTGTACCTGCCGTGATAGTACAGAGTTCCGATTTACGTAGACCATGAAGCTTGTCATTCAAGAACTGGTAAGGATACTCAGCACTACTTTCCTTAGGATCTTCTAGTACTTCAGTTAATAAATTAGAAGCATTGATGATACCGTCAGGTTCATACTCCTTAGCGTTAAATACTATACCCATTATCGCTTTATGATCATTAGCTATTAGAGCTTCATTAGCATCTTTATAGCTTGCAAGAGTTCCTACCTTTCCCTTACGTGGTGGTAGTAGTTGTATATCTCTTTGTACTGCACTCTGTCCATGCTCATCATTGTCATAGCACAGTATGACCTGTTCAAACTTAAGCAACCAAGGTAGTTGAGCCTTAATAACTTTCTGACCTGACTCAACACCATTAGGTAATGAAACACAAGGCCAGTTCTTTCTTACTGCATGGTAAGAGAGACAGTCATACTCTCCTTCAAAGATTACTAAAAGCTTACCTCCACCTTCCCACTTCTCTTGACCTAAGAATCTATTGTCAGGATTAGATCCTTGCATTAAGAACTGTTTGTTCTTCTTACGGATCTTATAACCAACAAGTCTTCTTTGATCATCATAGATAGGCCAGAAGTAAGCAGACTCATTGCCATGCCTACCTTTGAAATACCCAAAGAACTTATTACTGTCTGAAGGTATTCTTCTAGACTTTATATCTACGTAGTCACCAAAAGCTGGTTCAATTTCTTGTGGCGTTGAAAGGGAAGGAGTAGGCATGATACCAGTTGAAGGTTTACGGTAGTTACAACCTGGAGTAAAGCAATACTCATGACCATCTTCATAGATAGCAACATTATTATTGCTGCCACATTTAGGACAAGGTGCATGAATAACTGACATTTAAAAACCTCCAAGGTTCGGGGAACTCCTTGGAGGCAGTGGTAAACCCTTTCAACTTACCAACCGAACTATAGCGCAGTCCAGCGTCTTGGCAAATGTGGTCCCTTGCACCAAGGAATATTGTATTTGTCACACCATTGGGCGTAAGTCATCTTTGCTGTACGACTTAGCTTTTGATGTGGATTCTGAAAGCACATCCTGAGATCTACATCAGGGTGTTGTTCCTTAAAGACCTTGACCAGTCTGCGGTCATCTGCATCGAAGTAGCCCTTTATCTCTATGACTGCACCATTACCTAAAACTATGTCAGGTGTATAGCGTCTGGGGATCACTACGTCGTACTTGTGTTTCTCATACTCGAAGTGAACCCCATCCTCAGTGAGACTCTTAGCTACTTCTGACTCAAACCCCGAACGAAAGCCATCTCTTGTACGTTTACCGTACTTATGGAATCTTCGGGAGGTCATAGCAGCTAGAAGTCGTCGTCTTCGTTAGGTACAGTAGCAGGTTCCTCAACAGCAGGTTTGGATTGTTTAAAACCTTTCTGCTTTTTAAATGCGGAGGTGATATTAAAAGATTCCCCACCGCTATCGTGACCTGCAATAGTAACAGCTTTAAGGATTTGCATACCCTGTGGTACTAATCTCATACCACCTTGTCTTGCTTTAGGTGATATAACCTTAGGCTTTACTTGAACCATACATAGAGTACCTTCTTTTAGAATGAGAGCCTCACTAAGTGGTTCTAAATTGCCATCTACTACTGGGAAAGGAAACTCTTCATAAGCTGGATTAGCTGCAATGTTAACTGTTACTGATCCATCTTCATTAGTTTTGAAAGGAGCAGGGAAGTAACCATTTTTCTTCTTGTTAGCTGATACCTTCTCTTGCCACCATTCACAAGCATTTTCATAAGCTTCAGTTAGTTCATTGAGTAGTTCTTCTGTATCTTCAGTTACTCGAACCTTAAGCCTATAAGTACATGGCATATTCTCAAATGTAGGAGGCTTAACGTGATGAGGTATATAACCCTCAAAGGTTCCTGTGAATTTCATTTCGGTATTTGAAAGGACTTCTGAAACTTAATGAAGATGACCACCATTGTGAAGTACTTATATGCCAGTTTGATTAGTGTCTCTATGCGTGATAGTAAGCTTTTAGAAAGCGTTAAAGTAAGAATGTTGTTGAAGTGTTGTTTAAGTAACATCCTCACCTGTACAAAAAGTACAGTACTTTACAATACTATAAGTACTTTTTATTAACTAAATGAAATTTGCAATCGCTCTAGCTGCCCTGCTAGGTGTAGGTACAGCTCCTGCCCT